GAACTTCAAGGGCAAGAAAGGTGACACCGTTCACATTCCGGCTCCTACCCGTGGCGATGCTTCCGCTAAGGCTGCTTCTACCCAAGTTACGCTGATCGCTGCTACTGAGTCTGAGAAGACCGTGAGCATCAACCAGCATTGGGAATACAGCCGCCTGATCGAAGACATCGTTGAAGCTCAAGCTCTGGCTTCCCTGCGTCAGTTCTACACGGACGATGCTGGCTACGCTCTGGCTAAGAAAGTTGACTCCGTTCTGGTGCAACTGGGCCGTAAGGCTAACGGTGGTGACGGCACTGCTGGCTACACTGGTGCTTACTCTGGTGCTGACGGTACTACCGCTTACACCGGCACTGCTGGCGCTCTGACCGATGCTGCTATTCGTCGTTCTATCCAGCGTCTGGATGACAACGATGTGCCTATGGACGGTCGTTTCCTGATCGTTCCTCCGTCTACCCGTAACACTCTGATGGGTATCGCTCGTTTCACCGAGCAAGCCTTCGTGGGTGAAGTCGGCGGTGGCAACACCATCCGCAACGGTGAAGTTGGCAACGTGTACGGCATCCCCGTCTTCGTGACCACCAACGCTGACACCGCTACCGATGGCGACCGCATCTGCTTGCTGGCTCATAAGGACTTCGCTGTTCTGGTTGAGCAAATGGGCGTGCGTACTCAGACGCAATACCGCCAGGAATATTTGGGCACTCTGTTCACCGCTGACGTTCTGTTCGGCGCTGACGAGCTGCGTGACGGTTCCGCTGTGGCTCTGGCCGTACCGAGCTGATAAGCTGAGTAACTAAACAGTCGCCCCTTTGGAGTTTTCTCTAAGGGGGCTTCTGTGTATCTACTCCAACGATTGCAAAACAATCTGATATACAAGGAATAATAGGTAATGAAATTTAAGTGTAATCAATCAGGCAACATCTTTGAGTTTACTTCAGAGCATGACATTAAGACTATGCGTACCCATCCGGGCTACACCGAAGTAATACAAGAAGAGCCTAAGAAGCCTGTAGGCCGTCCGCCTAAGAGTAATATACAAACAACACAGGAAGAATAAACACTATGCGTGAAGTATCAGTAGGAACAAACTTAGTAGCAGATACTAAGACAACAGTGTATACAGTGCCTACTGGCTACTTTGCTAAGTGGAATCTGTGTTATATAGTAAACAACACTGGCAACAATAAAGCAGCAAGTGCTTGGTGGTACGATAAGTCAACTAACGAGGAATACGCTGTAGTTAGTGGTTATGTGCTCAGCCCTACACAGTTTCTTAAGTTTGATGGTGGTGCTTTTGTTGTACTTGAAGAGGGCGATCAGGTTCGTTTAAAGTCTGAACTAGGCTCTACGATGGCAGCTATCAATACCTTTGAGTTGATTAGGAAAGCTTAATATATCATGGCAGATCAACAAACTTACACGCCAGAATACTTTCAGCAGTTAGAGAACTATTATACCTCTTACAATGCTAATCCTACCCCTGTGGACACTCAGATGCTTCAGGACTGGTATGGACAAGACACCTTCAATCCCGGTGCTTCTATTAGCTTACCTTCTGCTCCAAGTACACCTACTGCTGGTGTTAATTCATTGCTTAGCTCTTTAGCAGCTTCTAACAGTGGCGGCGGTAGTAGCAGCGATGTAATGGCAAACATCAATGCCATGACTGACCCCGCTCAGCAGCTCATTGCTCTGCAGAATCCTATCACACAAGCATTGTTATCGCTGGCTCCTATGGGATTAGGAGGTGCTATCAGTGGTTTTGCTGGAGCTAACGCAGCTAACCAGTTCAACCAAATTGCAGGTTTGTATGGTGGTCAAGTTCCCGGACAGATTAGTCCTGCATTAGCAGCTCTTCAAGGCTTATTTGGATATACGCCTGATGCTATTACAGCTGCTCAGACATTAGCCAATCAGTTCAATATGGGTGAGGACACTACTGGTGTCTTTGCTGGTTATATGCAAGCCGCTACCGATCCTGTCTTAGGTGGTATTGTTAACTCCTTAGCTGAGCAAGCTGGCCCTAATGGTTTAACTCCTCAAGAATATGGTGTTATTGGTCAAGCTATTGGTCAACAGATTCAAGAGACTATGACAGCTAACCCCGGATTGTCTTATGAATCAGCTGGTGCGTTAACAGCTTCTAACTTAGGCATTGATGCTGGCTATGATGTTGGGTCTACTTATGGCCCTGACAACGTAGATGTTGGTGGTGGTTGGAGTCCTGCTGGTGACAGCTACGGCAGTAGTGACAGGGGTGGTGGTTATTCATCCTCTGACAGCGGCATTGGTGGTGGATACTCTGATGGCTCCGATGGCGGCTATTGGTAATTAAAGTAAAAGGATAATTATTATGGCTATTTACCGTGGCCCCGGCGGTGCTGGTGATGCTGTAGAGGATTCAACAAGTGAAGTGCTGTTAGCTGTAGCAAAGGCTGACGAAGCTAGTGCTTCAGCGGCTGCAGCGGCTACTAGTGCATCAGCAGCTAGCACTTCAGCTACTTCTGCAGCTTCTAGCGCAGCTTCAGCTTCTACGTCAGCATCAAATGCGTCTACTTCTGCAAGTTCTGCTTCTACCTACGCTTCTAACGCTTCTACGTCAGCAGCAAGTGCGACTACACAAGCTACACAGGCAGCTTCTTCGGCTACCTCAGCAGCCTCTAGTGCCAGTGCTTCTTCTAGCTCAGCTTCTGATGCTGCATCTTCGGCTACAGCTGCGGCTAACTCAGCTACTTCAGCGAGCAACTCAGCTACTGCAGCAGCATCGAGTGCAACCACAGCAGCAGGTCATGTAACTACAGCTAGTGGCTATGCGACTACAGCAGCAACTGAGGCAAGCAATGCAGCTGGTAGCGCAGCTTCAGCGAGCAGTAGTGCCTCTGCAGCTGCTAGTTCTGCTTCTGCAGCTTCAACGTCTGCTACAGCAGCTTCTACCAGTGCATCTAATGCAAGCTCCAGTGCTACTGCAGCAGCGTCTAGTGCAACGTCAGCAAGCAATAGTGCGACATCTAGTGCCTCTAGCGCAACAGCATCGGCCTCTAGTGCCTCTGATGCAGCTACTTCGGCAACAGCAGCGGCTTCTAGTGCAACAACGGCAGCCTCTAGTGCTACCGATTCTGCTAACTCTGCAACCTCTGCAGCTACTCAAGCCTCTAATGCTGCTACTTCTGCAACCAATGCAGCATCTTCAGAGGCAGCAGCGGCATCCTCAGCCACTGCAGCAGCAGCTAGTGCCTTAGAAGCAGCTGACTATGTGTCTACAATTTCTGGTGGAACCTATTAATTAAGGGTAAACAACAATGGCAACTATCTTAACTAAACGCAGCAACACAGCTAGTTCTGTGCCTTTGGCTGCTGATTTAACTAACTCTACCAGCGGTGCTGAACTTGCTGTTAACACTGCCGATAAGCGTCTGTTCACTAAAGACTCTGGAGGCACTGTTGTCGAACTAGGTACTAATCCTTCTTCACTGACTCTCAACGGTGGTACCGCTAATGGCGTCCCATACCTTAATGGTAGTAAAGTCCTGACCACTGGGTCTGCGCTGCAATTCGACGGTAGCAACCTCGGCTTGGGGGTTACTCCGAGTGCTTGGGGTGGTTTTCCAGCTATTCAGTTTACAAACAATTATTCAGTGAGTGCGCTAGGAACAATGAAGAATGCTTATTATGACGGATCGTCATATAAGTACATTACTTCGTCCTACGCTTCCCAATATCAGCAGGACTCTTTAGGAAAACACATTTGGTCAACCGCCCCCTCCGGCACAGCAGGTAACGCTATCAGCTTTACTCAGGCGATGACGCTGGATGCGAGTGGTAGCTTGATGCTTGGCATGACCTCTGCAAATGAGATCGTCAGTATCTACAAGAGCGCAAACACATACATCGGTCTTTACAACTCGACAAGCGGAACTTCTGGGTCTGATGGTGGCTATCTTGGCCTTGCGGGTTCTGACTTGGAACTTCGCAACAAGGAGAGCGGCAACGTCACACTTTGGACTGCGAACACCGAACGCGCCCGTATCGACTCCAGCGGTAACTTGCTGGTGGGGACTACGAGTTCTGGCGGCGAGATTGGTCGTTTAACTGTTAAACAAGGAGCCGATGCTGATAACGGCGGTCTTCGTTTAATTGCGCCAAATTCAACAAACGCATGGGCGCCGCGTACTGGATCGGATAGTCAGTTTTATTTTGGGTATAACGGAACAAGTAAAGCAAAAATTGACAACAGCAGTGGCGCTTACAGTGCTTTGTCTGATGCTCGGTTAAAAGAAAACGTACAAGAGTCTGTAAAAGGGCTTTCAGAAATTTTGGCCTTAAGGTCTGTTGAATACACATTTATTGACGACGAAGCAAAAACACCACAAGTTGGTTTTATTGCACAAGAAGTTGAATCTGTAATACCTGAAGTTGTTAGCACTCCAACTTCTTCAAATCAATACTACGGATTGAACTATGCAGGTGTTGTTCCTGTATTAGTCAAAGCCATCCAAGAACAGCAAGCCATCATCTCCGCGCAGCAAGCCGCGCTGGACTCCCTCAAGGCACGTCTGGATGCCGCAAATCTCTGAGCGTTACAAAGTAACTGAAAGGAAAAATCATGACTACTATTAACTGGACTGTTTCGAGTCTTGAGCGCGATGTCGCTACTGGATATGTAAATGTCGCACACTGGCAATGCTCCGGTGTAGATGGCGACTTCTCTGGCTCTGTCTATGCCTCTTGCGGCTTTGACGGTGAGCTGTCTGTGCCTTACGAATCCCTGACTGAAGCCACTGTGCTTGGTTGGGTGTGGCAGAAGGTGGACAAAGAGGCTACTGAGGCGGCTGTGGCTGCTCAGATCGAGGCTAAGAAGAATCCTGTCACAGCCAGTGGCACTCCTTGGAGCAATTAATAACACTGAAGGAATAAAATAGTATGGCTACGTATTTAGATGTAGTAAACAATGTGCTCAGACGACTGCGGGAGCCTACTGTAACTTCCGTCAATGATACTGATTACAGTGCAATGATTGGGGTATTCGTCAACGATGCTAAGCGTGAAGTAGAAGATGCTTACGATTGGAACGCACTGTCGGATACCCTCACCGCTGTAACCTCTGCTGGTGTGTTTAACTATGTATTGGTAGGTTCTAAGACTCGCTTCAGAGTCATTGATGTTCTTAATGACACCAAAGATTTTGAACTGAAGTATGCACCTACTTCGTGGATGAACCGTCAGTATTTGATTACAGACACACAAGATGGTGAGCCTCTGTACTATAACTTCAACGGTGTAGACACTAATGGTGATACTCAAGTTGATCTGTACCCTGTGCCCGATGGCGTATACAACATTCGTTTTAACTTAACTATTCCTCAAGCTGATTTGAGTGCTGATAATGATCGTATCTTAGTGCCAGATCATTTAGTAGCTATGTTGGCTCACTCTAAAGCTATTGCTGAACGAGGTGAAGATTCAGGTTTAGTTAGTTCTGAAGCTTACCAGATGTATCGGTTAGCTCTTGCGGATGCTGTAGCCATTGAACGTAATCACTACAAAGAAGAAACTATCTGGGAAAGTATCTAAGTTATGGCAGAACAGTTATTAACCACTACTATTCAAGCTCCAGGCTTCATGGGCCTAAACCTCCAAGACTCTTCTGTGAGTTTGGATAATGGTTATGCTACTGTTGCTCAGAACTGTATTATTGACAAGTTTGGACGTATTGGTGCTCGTAAGGGTTGGACTACAGCACACGCTGAAGAAGCTGCTCTTACAGGTTCCTACATCAAAGCTATTGGTGAATTAATAGACAACAGCGGTACAAGTTACATTGTTGCCGCTGGTGCTAATAAGCTGTGGAAGTTATCAGGTTCTACTTTAAGTGAACTTACTTACGGTGGTGGGGGGTCAGCCCCTACGATCTCTGCTGATAACTGGCAAATGGCTGCTTTGAATGGTGTATTGTATCTGTATCAAGTAGGTCATGATCCTCTGGTGTTCGACCCTGCTGTCAGTGCTACAACGTATAAACGAGTATCTGAGAAGACTGGCTACTTAGGCACTGTTCAAAATGCTAACTGTGTCATCAGTGCTTATGGTCGTACATGGAGTGCTAATACTTCGGTAGACAAGAATACAGTTCAATTCTCTGATCTTTTAGCTGGTCATGTGTTATCTACTGGTACATCAGGTACATTGAACGTAGCAGAGATTTGGCCTAATGGTGCTGATGAGGTTATCGCCTTAGCTGCACATAATGGCTTCTTAATGATCTTTGGTCGTCGTCAAGTCCTGATCTATTCTGGTGCTCAAGACCCTGCAGCTATGACATTAGCAGACACTATTTCAGGTGTTGGCTGTTTAGCTAGGGATTCTGTAGTAGTAACTGGCGGTGATGTATTGTTCCTTAGCGATACTGGTGTACGTTCTCTGATGCGAACCATTCAAGAGAAGTCAGCACCTATGCGTGAGGTGAGCTTAAACGTCAAGGATAGCCTCATTGAAGACTTAGTGGCTGAGACAGCTGCAGACATCAGAGCTGTGTATTCTGACAAAGATGCTTTCTATCTGTTGTCTTTACCTGCTACTAACATTGTCTATTGCTTTGATATGCGTAATCAGCTCCAAAATGGTGCATCAAGGGTTACAACTTGGCAACAAATCACTCCAAGAGCTTTCTGTTACACTCGTAATAAAGATTTGTTACTTGGACAGTCAGGATATATTGGAAAGTATCAAAATTATCTTGACAACACAGCCTCATATCGGTTAAAATATTATACTAACTACTTTGACTTCGGTAGTCCAACAAGTGTAAAGATTCTCAAGAAGATTAATACTACCTTCGTTGGAGGTAATGGCGCTGATGTCACAGTGAAGTATGGATTTGACTTCAGTTCTAGTTATTTATCTCGAAACATCAGCTTAGGTGATGTGACAATTGCTGAGTATGGTGTCTCTGAGTACAGCATCGGTGAGTATACAGCTGGTGTTGTCTTCGATAATAAGAACATTAATGCCAGCGGCTCAGGTAATGTGCTACAGATTGGTATTGAGACTGAGGTTAGTGACTTTGAAATTTCTCTACAAAAACTTGATTGTTATGTGAAAGCAGGACGGACACGATGAGTAACTACACAAAAGCAACAGACTTTGCTGTTAAGGATTCCTTGGCATCAGGGAACCCTAACAAGCTGGTTAAAGCAACTGAGATTGATACTGAGTTTGCAGCTATTCAATCTGCAGTGAACTCTAAAGCTGATCTGGCTAGTCCTGCACTGACAGGTACGGCAACTGCAGTCAACCTGACTGTGAGTGGAACACTGAATGCAACTATCTCTGGCGGGGTATATTAATTATGGCATGGTATGATACTTTAATTGGCCCTGCAATCACAGCAGCTGGAACCATCTATGCAGCTAATCAGGCTGCAGGTGCTCAACAGAACGTAGCTAATGCTAACACTGCAGCTGCTCAACAGGCTGCTGAGGCTGCTGCTTTCCGTCCTGTAGGTGTTACTACTCGCTTCGGTAGCAGTGGCTTCCAGTATGACGATCAAGGTCGTTTAGTTGGTGCTGGTTATCAAGTAGCTCCTGATATTGCAGCTCAGCGTGAAGCTCTGTTAGGTTTGTCTGGTAGCTCCTTAGCTCAGGCTCAGGCGGCTCAAGGCATGATGCCTCAGTACAGCCAAGCAGCTCAAGGATTGTTTAACTTAGGTCAACAGTTCCTACCTACTTCGACTCAGTATTCTGCATCTCCTGAGGCTCAAGCCTATGCAGCTCAGCTTCGTGGTATTGCTGGTCAAGCCATGCCTACGAGCTATGACACTACTGCAGCTGCTCAGCAGTATATGCAACAGCAGCAAGGTCTGTTAGCTCCTCAGCGTGAGCAACAGTTAGCAGGTATCCGTAATCGTCTACAACAGACTGGTCGTAGTGGTTTAGCCACTGGTGGTACTGCAGCTGGTGGCATGATGGCTACTAACCCTGAGATGGCTGCTTACTACAACGCTATTGCTCAGCAAGATGCTCAGTTGGCTGCTAATGCTCAGCAACAAGCCCGTGCTAACCTTCAGAGTGATATTAATCTTGCTTCTGGTTTGGGTGGTCAGGCTCTGCAGACTCAACAAGCTGCTGAAGAGATTGCTCGTCAGCGTATGTTGTCTAACCTCCAGACTGGTACTGGCCTGTTTGGTACTTCCGCTGGCTTGGTTGGTCAAGGTTATGGCTTACAGACACAAGCCCTGTCTCCATACACTGCCTACTTAGGTGGCGCTCAGACGCTGGAAGGCTTAGGTCAACAAGCTCTCACTACCGGTACTAGCTTAGGCTCTTCGTTAGCTGCAGCCGGTGCTGAGCAGGGTTCTCTGTTGAATAAAGCTTTAGGGTATAACGATGATGCTTTACAGAAAGCAGCAGCTTATCAAACATCTGCAACTACTGGCGCTGTAAAAGGATTGTCTGATCCTATCGCTCAATTGATTGGTAATCTAACCAGCTCATCGAACACAGGTCGTACTTGGGTTCCGGGTACGTATTAATAAGGAATAAAGATGGCTACAACTAATCCTAGTTTATTTGGTATGCTCGGTGACGAAGCAGCCATGCAGCGTCAACTTGATGAACAACGTGCTGCTAAGTTTGCTGAGCAGACACAAGAGCAACGCTTAGCCTCTATGGGCTACAGCGCAGGTGCAGGCTTAGGTCGAGGCATTGCAGGTGCTTTTGGTGTTGATGTCACTGATCCTGTTGTTCGTCAAGCTACTCAGTTGCGTCAGTTAGCTTCTGAGTTTGATACTACTACTCCTGAAGGCATGATGAAGTTTGCTCAGGCTGCTCGTAGTATTAGCCCTGATGTGGCTCAGAAGGCTGCACAAGAAGCTCAGGCTATGCAGCTTAAATCAGCTGAGATTACAGCTAAGACTGCTGAGAAGATGACTAATGAGCAGCGTAATGCTCTTGCTTTAGTAGCTTCTGCTGGTTTAGATGTTAAGACCCCTGAAGGAGCTAAAGCGTATAATGAAGCTTTGAAAGGATTGACAGCTAAAGGTGAAACACGTCCTCAAAAGGTTGGCCTTGCATTAGGCACTCAGCAGCCTGTTTATCAAGATGGAACTACACAGTTTATCTATACTTCCGGGCCAAGCGGAACAACAATTAAACAACCTTACTATGGTGGTGTGGATCAAACAACTGCTAAAGTCTCAGCTTCTGCTGGCGATAAAGGGCGTACTGCGTTTGAAGAAGAATTAGCTAAACAAGACGCTAAGAAAGTCAATGCAGCAAATCTTGTAAAAGATAATGCTATTGCTACTTTAAATTCTTTAGATCAACTGTCTAAACTGGACAATCAAGGATTGATTAGTGGTGCTTTTGCTACAGGCCGTGTGGGAGCAACGAATCTGCTGTCTACGCTTGGTTTAGTCGGTGAGAATGACAAAGCTAAGTTGGCTAGCTCGGAAAACTATCAAAAGGTAGCAGGCGATGTTATTTTAGGCGTCCTTGGCGGCAAGCTAGGCGCTGGTTTCTCTAACGAAGATCGTAAGTTTATTCAGAGCTTAGTCCCACAACTTGAAACAAGCCCACTTGCACGGCGTCAGTTAATTAATTTTATGGTTAATAAGAATCAAAAGATTATTGATGAAGCTACAAGGCTTGATGAGTATGCTCGTGAAAATCAAGGTTTAAAAGGATATAAAGCAACGATTCCTTTTGTATCTACAGAACCCACGAACAAATATTCTAATTTAACGGATGACGAACTTGATGCGCGTATCAGAGCAGCACAAGCAAAACAAGCACCACGATAAGGAGTAATCATGGCTGATGATTTAGCAGCTCTTTTAGAAGAGAAACAACGTAGATCAGGTCAAGTAACAGGAGGCTACAGAAGTGTTCTAGAAGAGCCTGAGCAAACTACTGGTTTTGAAGAGTTTAAACGAGCAGCTGAATCTTTATTAAAAGGCTCCGCTGCTGGCATCATCTCCTTAGCTGGTGGTTGGGGCAACGTTTATGATGCTTTGAAAAAGAATAAAGAACCTAGTGCTTTATCTAGTCAAGGTATTATTAACGCCATTGCTGAAGCTGGTGGCCCTGATCTGATGAAGATTCAAGGCTATAAAGGTTTGTATGAAGTAGGTCAATCAGGTGCTCCTGCAGCTGCTTTGTCTGCTGTTGGTCTTCCGGGTCTATTTGGTCGAACTCCTGCAGGATTAATGGGCGAGTTCGGGGTTGCTGGCGGTACTGGCTTGGCTGCTTCCACTGTTGCTCCTGATAGTCCGGGAGCACAGTTAGCTATGCAGTCGTTGCCGTATCTTGCTAAAGGAACTCTAACAGCTGGACGATCAGCAGTGAATGCACCTTCTGGCGAAATACCCGTAGATGCACAAGACTTGTTGCGTGTCGGTCGCATGACTCCCGGTGAAATGACAGGCTCTCGTGCTCAACTAGCTACAGAGGCTCGTACTGAAGCTTCTACTAAGATTGGTGAAACTGGTAATTTGTTCCGTCAAGCTCAAGCACAAGATGTTGTTGGATTTTTAGATAACCTTTTTGAACGCACAGCTTCTAAAGCTGTTGATACTCAGACAGCAGCCTCCGGAGCCATTACTGCTTTTAATAACTATGGCAAGGCTTTGTCTGGTCGTTTGCGTAGTGACGCAGCTAAAGATTTCAGAGCTGCTAAAAATTCAGGCGGAAAGGTCAGCACACAACCTGTTCTTAACGCAATTGAAGAACAGATTAATGCTATTCCTACAGAGACTCCGGGTTTTGAAGCATTAAAAGCTTCTTTGAATCGTATTAAAGATGAATATCTGATTCCTGCCACAGAAGCTAAAGTGGAGCCTTCTACAATCTTAGGCCCAACAGGTCAACCAGCTACTGTTAAAGTTACTCCTGCAACTCCAGCAGGAACTTTAGACATCAGTATTGAGAGACTGCAGAAAAACTTATCTGCTTGGGGTGAAGCTGTGTATTCAGGTAAAGCAAACTTTGGTAAAGGCAATATCTTTGAAGGTGTTGCTCCCGGTCAAGCTAAAGGCGTTGCACTAAGTGTTCTTAAAGGTTTCCGTGAATCTTTAGACCAAGCAATTGATGCTGGTGTTCCCGGCGCTGATAAACTAAAAGATGCACGAGATAACTTTAAAAACAACATTGCTAAGATTGAAGAGTATTCTAACTATCCGTTAGTTAAATACTTTGATGTTCCTACAGCATCGACGCTAACTCCTGAGAATGTTATTGCTAAGCTTGGTGAGGCTAAGCCATCTGAGCGTATCCTTTTAGCAGATGTTTTAAGCAATCATCCTGAAGGCTCTGCTATTTGGGATACAGTACGTAAGGCTCAGCTTGAAGAGATTCTGATGAAATCTTACAAAGCTGCTGCAGGCGCTGCTGAAGGTGCTCCTGAAATAGATTTTAAAACTCTTCTGCAAGGTTTAAACAAAGAAACAGGAGAATTTAACTATTTGTTCACGGACGCTGCTTCTAATGCTGACGCCTTGTTAGCTATTAAATGGCTACAGAAAACAGCTAAAGGAGCCACTGAAGCACAGAAAGGAGCAGCTGGTGATGTTTACGCTGTTACACGTGGTATCGGCGGTACTGCACAGCAAGGTCTTATTGCACGAGAACTTAGCTCTTTAGCTGACGTTATTATACGTGATCCTAAAGCAGCTTCTGATGTTATCTTTAATCCGGATACTGTTAAGAAGATGGCTGATGCTCAGCGTAAGGGTAAAGTAGTTAAAGCTGCTGAGTTGGTTCAATCTCTTGGAGAATCTGCCGCTAAGTTTGCTCCTCGTGTTGGCCCAATGGTTGATACTACTCAACCTACTGTGCAGACTGAAGAGCAAGCTCAGCAAGGTCAAGATGACTTAGCTGCGCTGCTAGAGGAACAAGCACGTAGACAGGCAGGGCAATAAGATGTTAGCAGAACTCGCAGCCGCCAACGCTGCCTTTGCTGTTATTAAAGAAGCTATTGGCAACGGCGGTGACTTAGTTGCTGCCGGTGCTAAGCTTGGAGAGTACTTTGGTTTAAAGAGTGAAATATCTAAGAAGGCTAATAGCAAGGGTAGTGATAGTGAAGAGTTCTGGGCATTAGAGAAACTTAAGAAACAAGAAGTCCAGCTCAAAGAGATGATGATCTATCAAGGAAGGGCTGGTCTTTGGGAGGATTGGCTTAAGTTTCAAGCTCAGAAGAAGAAGGAACGTGAAGAGGAAGCAAGGAGAGAGCGTATTAAAGTAGCCCGTAGAAAAGAGCTATTGTACGATGTCTTTGTGTCTATCCTCATTGCACTTATCGGTGTATCTGGTATCGGCATCATAGGCCTAATGGTCTGGTATATATTAACAAAAGGACAATAAAGTGTTAACTATTATTTCTACCCTATTAGGTCTATTGACGTCAGGTCTACCTAAACTATTAGACTTCTTTCAGAGTAAGCAGGATCAGAAGCATGAAGCTGAGCTTTCTCGTATTCAAATTGAACGTGAATTAGCCCTAGCCAGAGAAGGCTTTGCAGCGCAGGCCCGTGTTGAAGAGATTCGCACCGAGCAAGTAGCTATGCAGACTGCAGCTCAGATGGAACAAGCCGCTGCTGATGGCATCAAGAGTGCCCATGAGCATGACAAAGCCATTATGTCACGAGCATCTACATGGATTGTTAACATGAACGGTCTTGTTCGTCCAGCTGTTACCTTCTTGTTTGTCTTGGAATTGATTGGTATTAACATCTTCCTGTGTTATTACCTATTGAATCAACCCGGATTGATTACTGACTTTGAAGCTCTGATGGCTTACATTGATGTCATCTTCACTGAGTCTGAGCTTAGTATGTTAGGCGCTATCATTGGTTACTGGTTCGGCTCACGAGGCTGGAGCAAGAAATGAAGCTAAGCAAAGCTGGCGCAGATTTGATGCACCGCTTTGAAGGGTGTAGGAACAAACCGTACCTATGCCCTGCTCATATCTGGACTGTAGGCTTCGGTGAGGTCTTGTATCAGGAACAGATTAAGCTTCCAATGGTGCGCAAGGAAGGCTACACTGGTCTTATTCGTAAGGAATATCCTCTGAAGCCTGAACATAACAGAGTATGGAGTCAAGATGAAATTGATACCCTCTTCGCAAAAAGTGTCGAACGCTTTGAACGTGGTGTTCTACGTCTTGTTCCCGGCGTTAATGGGAATCAAGGAGCTTTTGACGCTCTGGTCTCTTTTGCCTTCAATGCAGGTTTAGGTAACCTACAGAACTCTACTATTAGAGCTAAGGCAAATAGAGGTGACTGGCAAGGAGCCGCCGATGCTTTCATGGCTTGGGTTAAAGGTGGAGGCAAGGTTCTCCCCGGATTGGTTAAACGAAGAGAAGCTGAAAGGGCACTCTTCTTAAGTACAATGGGAGAACAGGAAGATGAATGAGCAGGAAGTCTCACACAAAGAGATATATGATCGACTAATAGCTGTTGAAGCTAAGGTAGACAAAGTATCTAATGATACTGAAGACATGGTTAAAGCCTTTAATGATGCTCAAGGTGCATTCCATGTGCTCGAATGGCTAGCTAAAGTTGCTAAGCCTATCTTGTGGCTAGTAGCCGCTGGTGCTGCCATCGTAGCTGTAGTGAATAATCATAAATAAGGAGACTTGTATGGCAGACAGTGAACGACTAATAGCAATTAAAAAAAGATTAGAGGAATACATTGGACGTCCTTTAGATTATTCAGGCAAGCTCGTAGAACTACTTTCCTATTTAGATAGCTTTAATGTATTACCAAAAGTAAATATAGAAACTATTCCCGGAGCTGCTGGTCAATATGAGTTTTTAAAAAATCAAGTTACACTTAATCCTTACTATAATAAAGGAGAAGACGTTGCTGCTCATGAGTTGACACACGCTCTAGACAATAGAATGGCATGGAGTTCCGGCTTATGGTCTGGTAATCCCGGCAATCCTTTTAGCACTAGTCCTACAGAAGAGCAAAAACGCTTTGTTGAAGCTTATAAAAAACTTAATCCTTCTTCCTCTAATTTACCTAATCTTCCTAACGATCCTTATCGCGGTAGAGGGGATGAAATGAGGGCTTGGGGAGTAAGCGAACAGGTCAGGCGTGAAAGCCCTGCTGCTCCACATATAGACACCACTATGGCTTCAGAATTTGATGTTTTAATGGATTTGTACAAACGAGCACTTTTAAGCGCAACTAAAAAATAATGTAAAATATTCTATAATATAAATAAGAGGAATAGATATGGCAACTAGCGCAATAACTGGGTTAACAACAGAACAGGAACTAGCTAGGCAAAAGCTTGCTCATGAGCGTGGTCAGACTTTGTTTGGTGGACTAGGTTCTATGGCTTATTCCTTAATAGACCCTACAGACCCACTTACTTATTTAGGTTTGTTTGGTAAAGTAGGACGAGCTGCTGCTATCGCTGGCATGGGAATGTCTCCGACAGATGCAGAAGCTGTTGTTGGAAGTAGATTTAAAACAACAGGTAAGCCTGTAAGTGTTCCTATGTATGGAAGAGCGTACGAGATTCCTGATAATTTCTCGTCTTTAAATCCACAAGCTTTAGAAAAAGTAACTAAAGCATTTGGAGGAGGCGGTAAATTAAAAGAAATTCTTAGTCACCCAAGTCTTTATAGGGATTACCCTGAGCTTTCTAATTTAGATGTTAAGACACTTGGTTTGTTTTCAAATCCAGCAACTAGAGCCGCATACGGCGATCAAACTATATTTTTACCACCTACAAAGTCAACAACGGCTGAAGGCAGGCTTAAAGAATTACATTCTTCTTTACTCCATGAAGTGCAGCACGCTATTCAAGAAATAGATAAGATGCCTAAAGGTTCTAACCCTAGTTACTATTTACCTGAAAACTTCTTAAATAGTTTTAAAGCTGCTCAAAAAAGCGTAGAACTATCTCAAGGTCAGGTTGTAGACTACCTTGCTAAAAACTATGATGGTCGTTTGACTTACGGTGATGTTCTTTTTAAGACAAAGAAGTTTGAAGAAGCTGTTAAGAAAGACAAGCAATTAGAAGATTACGTTAAACAGCATGACTATACAAAAAAATTATCTAAGAAACTTGTCGATAAACAAACAGCAGCACACGACACATATGAAAGAGTAGCTGGAGAGGCTCAATCAAGAGCTGTACAGAAACGATTTGAAAACCCTGAGCAATATGACAGACCTTTTTCAGAATCATATGATGTAGACCTCTTAGATTTAACAAGAAGTCCTCTAGATCGCTCTATTGACTAATATATTCTACAAATAAGTAAGCCCACTTCAGAGTCACCTCTGTTGTGGGCTTTTTTGTTTCTACTAGTACTTACAGACCGTCTTCGTAGTTAGTCTTAGCGATGATGTAATTCTTCACTAAAGAGCTACGAACAATGTCTTCGATGTGGAACTCGAATCTGGAGAACTCATTCATTTTACCAGCGATGTCTAGGAATTTCAATAGACCAGACTTGTCATCTTTTTTCTTCAAGTCAGTCTGTCGGTAGTCCCCACAGAAGATAATCTTTGATTTGTCACCAACACGAGTAATGATGGTGTCCAGTTCTTCAAAGGTCATATTCTGTACCTCATCTACTAGCAAGACAGAGTTAGTGAATGTTGTACCTCGAATGAAGCTAGTAGAGACAAACTCTACATGGCTCTGTTCGGCTAACCGATCCCAAGCATCTTTGCGTTTGAACAAGTCAGAGCAAATCTGTTTGTATGGTTGAAGGTAGACATCCATCTTCTCATCTACATCCCCGGGTAAGAAGCCCATATCGCGGCT